TTGAATACCAGAAACATCAATCGGGAACACCCCGAATACGTCGCGCGCAAAGCGATGTGGAAGAAGTACAAGGATCTCTATGCCGGCGGTGAGAGGTTACGGGAAAACGCTTCCGACTATCTGGTCCGACGCCACAAAGAACCGGCTGAGGTTTTCGGCGAGAGGTTAAGCCGTGTTTTCTATGAGAACTACATCGGATCGATCATCGACTGGTACGCTGCTACGCTGCTCCGCAGGGAGCCCGCGCTACTGTTCGAAGGAGACGATGCGGCGGCAAAGGACTTCTACGGTGTGCTTTGCGATGATTGCGATCTAAAGGGAACCAATCTGAGCGAGTTTTTCCGCCATTCGCTGATCCAGGCCCTAGTATACGGATCCAGTTACATTGTGGTCGATTTCCCAAGAGGGAAACGAGCAGCGATAACACGTGCCGAAGAGGATGCCTCAGGCCAGTCGCGGGCGTATCTGGTCGACTACGGTCCGGATGAGGTCATTAACTGGGCGCATAGCGACAGTGGGGCCCTGGAGTGGGCGGTCATCCGGACCTCATACTTGCGGCAAACACCAGCGGGCGATGGCGAATGGGAGAACGAGACTCGTTGGATCTATTACGATTGCGAACACTTTCAGATATACCGAAAGAGCAATGACTCGAGCCCAATAGAGTTGTTCGACTCTGGGCGGCACGGGTTGGCATCACTTTTCCGGGTGCCAATGTTCCGACTCAAGGCTGGCGACGGGCTTTGGCTCATGAACAAAGCCGCACTGCTGCAACTCGAGCATTTTAACAAGTCCAACGCCCTTTCCTGGGCATTGACGATGAGCTTGTTCGCCACTCCGGTGGTGTATTCGGATCGCGACTGGAACCAAATCGTCGGTGAGTCCTATTACATCCAGCTCGGGCCAGAAGACCGGTTTGGCTGGACGGAACCGGAAGGTCGTGTATACCAGATCGCGGCAGACAACCTGATTCGCTTGAAGGACGAGATCTATCGTGTCTGTTACCTAATGAACCAAGCCGGGAATGCGACTGCCGGCGATCTGCAGCAGTCCGGATTCAGCAAACAACGAGATTTCAGCATCACGCATGAGGTCCTGCGGGCTTACGGAGACGCGGTTAAGGACACGATGAAGCAAGTGCTGCGTGCCATTGCGGGCGCGCGGCAGGATGACATCTCAATCGATGTCTCTGGTCTTGACGAGTTCGATATCGGCGACTTTAGTGATGAACTCGACGACGCCAAAAAACTGCTGGATTTGGGCAGCGGCTCAGTGACATTGAAGAATCAAATTCTCAAGAAACTCGCATTCAAATACCTCTGCGATAGCCGGCAGGAGATCAAAAACCGAATTGCGGAAGAGATCGAATCGTCTGCGATGCTCGGGTAATCGCGGCAGTCGGGCTGTGGGGCTGGACGGGAAGTTTTCGGGTCTGTTGTTTTGGGATCAGGGCAATACCGAAGGGAGTTTATGGAAGAGACCGATATACAGACGATTGTGAGGGCCGCGCTTCAGGAGTATGCAAGCCAGGAGCAGGCGAAGAGCGAGCCGGCTTATAAAGCGGAGCTCCAGGAAGAACGGAAACGACGGGAGCAGTTGGAACGGCGCCTGAATGAGTTAATAACGGAAAACAAACACAGCCGACAACTTGCGGACGAGGCGGAGCGTACGTCATTGGTCCGGGCAGAACTACAACGGCTAGGTGTAGCAAAGATTGACCTCGCCTTCAAGGCCGTACAGGACGCCATTGTACGTACCGAGGACGGCCGGCTGATTGCGCGAGCGAGTGAAGGAGAAGCTAGTGTAAGTGATTACCTGACCTCATTCGTCAAGGAGAACCCGGAGTTCCTTCCGGCACGTATATCTGGCGGAAGTGGAATGACGGCCACACTCAAGGCGCCAACGGCAAGTCGGGACTCGATTGATATAGAACGGATTCGGCCTGGTATGAGTTCGGAAGAGATGCAGCGGGTACGAGAGGAGATCGTACGCGTCGCCTCGCAGACGCTTCGCGGTCTGTGATGATCGGGCCGACGGACCGGTCCAAAAAAGGAGAACCGGCGCAGGGCCGGGAAAACCATTAAGGAGAACGAATGGCAGCAATTACTTCAACTAACGTCGCGAACGCGATCGTCAAGCTGGTGGCGGCGGACGCGTTGCCGGTGCTGGTGGGAAACCTGGTGATGGGAAACTTGGTGAACCGCGACTACGAACCGATTCTGGCGCAAGCCGGCGACACCGTGAACGTGCCAATCCCACCCACCATGGTGGCCAACAACATCGTCGAGGGTGGCACGGTACAAACGCAGAATCCGAATTTGGGCAACGCGCAAATCGTGCTCAACACGCACGTCGAATCGACATTCCAGATTCCGGATGTGACCAAAGTCTTGGCGGTTCCCGACCTGCTGCGGATTTACATGGAGCCAGCTGTCGCGGCGATCGCGCAGAAGATCGAGACTGATCTTCTCAATCTTTATGGCCAATTCACCGCCAACACGCCAGTTGGGACGGCGGGCACGCCGATTACCGAAACTATCATCGACGCGGCGGAAACAGCTCTGTTCCTGGCAAAGATCCCGCCAACTGAGCAGAAATATTTCGTCGTTGACGCGGCCACTTACTCGGCCTGGCGGCAGATTCCGAGGTTCAGCGAGTTTCAGACTGCGGGCGATGCCGGCGTGATGGCAATAGTGGGCGGCGCAGTCGGAAAGATCAAGGACTTCTTCGTATTCCGGTCGCAGTTCGTGCAGAAGACCGGTACGACCCCGGTGAACACACACAACCTGGCGTTCACAAAGAGCGCTATGGGCTTGGTCATACGGCGCCTCCCCCAACCGCTTCCCGGAACCGGTGCGATCGCGGAGTATGCCGAGTTAGGAAACTTCGGTATGCGAGTAGTGATGAGCTACCAACCGAACACGCTCGCTCAGCAGTTCACCGTGGACGTCCTTTACGGCTGCGGGGTTTTACGGAATGCGGCGGGAGTGCAGGTCAACACCTAGGGAACCACACGGATGCAAGGAGCAACGGCGTGTCAGTAGTCGTAGATTGTGCTCCAACGATACGGGCGGCGCCGCTCGAAACGCGGCGCCCTCCGAAAGGACCAACGAAAGGGAGAGAAGAAATGGATTTGCAAGCGTATTACAACAAGATTCGAGTTATCGAACAGTCAATCATGGAAATATTCGCATTAGTCGTCAGCCTGCACACCGCTGACGGTGGCAAGCCGGGCGTGGTCACAGAGGTCCCGAAAAGGCTGGCTGCGAAAATGGTGGTGGATGGCACGGCGCGCCTGGCCAGTGCAGAGGAAACCCATGAGTATCGAGGACGGCAAGAAGAAGCAGCGCGCGCCGCCCAGGAAAAGGCCGCAGCCGAGAAGGTCCACTTATCCGTGGTTCCGACGGATGAACTAAACCGGCTGACAGAGGCAGTTCGGTCCAATAAGAGCTAACTACATGGCTCTCTTCACGGACGGGCCCATATCCAGTATCGACGATCTGAGTGGGCAAGATTCGCAGCTACTGGATGTCGCCAGCAACGAGGGCATCGACCTCACGCGCAAGCTCTCCCTGGCCCAAGAGGTCATGGGGATGGACATCACTGCTATGCTGGACCGCCTTCAATTTCCAGGCCAATCCACCTTTACGCCTGGACTTGACAATGTGGTGGTAACGCCGCCGCTAAAATTATGGCATACCTACCGGACCTTAGCGATGACTTATGCCGATGCGTACAACAACCAGTTGAACGACCGCTATGGCGCCAAACGGGACCAGTTCCGACAATTAGAGAGCTGGATCTCAGAAACGCTGACTCAGAGCGGTATTGGGATCGCGGTCTGCCCGGTAGCTATAGCAGTAGCACCGGCGGTCATTCCTATTCCCGGCTCCTTGGCGGATGGCACCTACTACGTGACGGTGAGTTGGGCCAATTCCGCCGGAGAAGCAGGCGCCAGCTCACCATTCACAGTCGTTACGCTGTCCGCGAGCACGATGCAAGTGATGACTGGAACGGCGCCTAATAATGCGTGCGGTTGGAATATCTATGTAGGAGACAGCCCGGAAAGCATGGTGCAGCAGAACCAATCGCCTATCCCAGTTGGACAAGATTGGTTTCAGCCAGCGGTACTGTTCCGAAGCGGGCATCCACCTGGAAGCGGCCAGAACGCCACGTATTTCCGGGCTACACCACGGCTCATCCTCAGGGGTTGAAACATGAAATTGGGTAGTGCTGCAACCACGACCGTGATTCAACTCCTTACATCTCCCAACGGCGTCAACGTCAGCCTGGGCGCGCTCGCGGCCCCAGATAGCCAATTGGCTAAACCAGTGACTTCGGAACAGGTACGGGCTCAGAATGCCGCCGTAGATCTGACGGAGCACGCAAGCATACCGAAGTACCCGATGATTACGGTCTACTGCGAAAAGATCACCAATAGTATGCGGGAGAAATTCCGGCAATTCTCGGGAAGCGTGGCGCTCGTTATCGAGATCCGACATTCGCACGACCGACTGGAAGGCCTCCAAGACGCACTAGAACTTTACGTCGACTCTGTGACACAAGTTCTGGACTCCGAACGAGGAGATTGGGGGAGCGGCCTTTACTATGCCGGCGGGTACGAGATCGTTCTGGGAGCTACAAAGCACGGAGGGAAGAACTTCGTGCAAGCAGCAAAGATCAATTTTCAGATCGAAGTGAGCAGGAACTAGTTATGTCAACTTACATCTCTTCCAATGCGAACCGGTTCTATACCGCCTTGGAAGGTAAATACGCAGAGGTTGCGGCGATCCAAGCCGGGAATCGAATTCCGGCAGTCAGTCTGGCGGTTCGTCAAACATTGGAGTCCGCTCCTCGAAAGGACAAGACGGGGAGCCGGACGTTTACTGGCTCTGCCTCCGGCGGGCGGCGCCGTACCGAATTTGAGTTGCAGACCTACCTCACAAGCTGGATGAAAGGCAGCGGCGGACCAGGTTATGGGCCGCTGTTTCAGGCTGCACTCGGAGGGCAGCCACTCACGTTTTCGGGAAGTACCATCAGCAGTTGCGACGCGAACGGCAAACTGGCGTTCAACACGCCTCACGGGCTTGTGGCAGGCCAAGGTATCTGCTCCGGGGGCGAAATCCGATTTGTGGCCGCGATTGTGGACACAGAAACAGTCCAGCTCAATGTTCCGCTTTCGGTACTTGCGTCAAGTGGAGCGCTCGCCGGTCCTACCATTACGTACCTACCGGCAACGGAGCTACCCAGCGCGACCATTTTCGACTACTGGAGTCCCAGCACCTCGGTCCAGCGACTATTATGCGGAGCGGCTGTGGACCAATTGCAGGTCCTGGTCAATGGGGACTACCACGAGTTTCATTTCAAGGGAGTGGCGCACGACGTGGTGGATAGCGGTAGCTTCTCGGCAGGGGCCGGCGAGCTTCAGGCTTTCCCTGCAGAACCTGCTTTAAGCGCTTTTGACTACTCGGTAATTCCTGGAAACATGGGACAAGCTTGGCTGGGATCATCGCCAACGCGGTTTTACACACTTACAAGCGCCTCGGTTGTAGTTGACAACTCGCTGGACACCAGGGCCCGAGAGTTCGGCACCAACCTGCCGAGAGCAATCTCACCTGGCCGACGCTCAATCACAGCGACGTTCGACCTCTATAGCATGGACGACGATGCGACGACCAGCCTTTACCAAGCCGCACGTCAAGAATCCCCAATCTCCGTCATGTTCCAACTCGGCGAATCGGAAGGGAGCCTCATGGGAGTGTATTTGAAAAGCGTAATTCCTGAGGTCCCCGAATTTGACGACAACCAGAACCGATTAAAGTGGCATTTCCGGGCATCAAGAGCGGCTGGAACGATCGACGACGAAATTATGGTGGCATTCGGATGACCTACGAAAGTGCCGTGATCGTGGCTTCCCGGGTGGCTGAGGGCGTGAGCTTCACAGTCACGAAGATGTCCTTCGGACGACGGCTCGATTTAATGCGAAAAGTCCGCGACCTCGCTCGGAAGATGGAGTTTAGACAGGCGGGCAGCAGTCCGGAGGACAGGATGGACGCAGTTCTTCTCGAATCTGAGGTGAATCGACTCTACCTAAGCTGGGGCCTCCGCGCAGTTAGTGGTTTGACTGTGGACGCGGTCGAGGCCACACCCGAGATCCTGGCGGAGATCGGTCCAGAAGACCTCTTCCGGGAAGCTGTGGCGGCTGTCCGGGCCCAGACTGGTCTGGATGAGGCCGAACGAAAAAACTAATCGTCGCCTTCCATTTTCAGTATGCGAACCAGGCCGGTTGGAAGTGCGAGACTTGTCGCAAATCCGGATTAGAGAGGAAACGGGGTTGTGGGTGGCTGGACCCCACGGAGCACGCGACCGCTTCACCGGTGTGGGCGCGAAAGGGAGCTGCCACCACCATTTGCCCTAAATCGTATATAACCGCCGAAAGCATGACGCTCCTGGAAGATTACCTCGTCCGGCGAAGGTTGGCGAGAACCGATCTGGAGTCACTTACGGCGCGCCAAGTCGACGCATTCCTTATGCTCGAGGAGGCTTGGAAGGCAGAAATCAGAGACGCAATGCATGACGCAAGAAACGCTATTTGAATACTTCCAAAAGCTAGCTAGGGAGATGCCCCATGCCTCGATACCAAATCTGGAGGGCGCCGAGTACTCTCCCGGTGCAGTTCTGGAGCGAAACGAGGTGGGTGTCAGATCGATGAGCCATGACGAGATGACCGATACTGTCGAGCCAGTTCAGAGCATCGGCCTGACTTCGACCGACACGGTTCTCCGACAGTTGTTGGCACCACTCATAACAACGAGCAACGACCGGCGCGCGGGGGTCACAGCAACCGATACTATACCTCTCACCGCACCGGTAATGAGCAGAGATCCGCAGCCAGCGTCATCCAGTGGTTCTTCGGGCGGTTCCGGAGACACGATCCTGTCGGTTGCCACAAAGGTGTTTGAAAGCGGCTTTGGAATTGTCCCCCTACTAAGCAACCTTTTTGGACTATTCGGTGCCGGTAAATCGGATACACCGCCTCCTCTCCCTAAGTACTCAGCTCCCAATAATCTCGACTTCTCAGGAGTGGAAAGCGGTTCGGATATTGCAGGGGCCGACTATGACCAATGGGGCATGCCGCGACCACTGAGTCCAGAGACGAGGACCTCATCGGGCATCAATACCCATCAGGGACCGGGAACGTCTAGCCGGACCGATGCTCAATCCGTGCCACAAATTACCGTAAATGTGCAGGCGATAGATTCACGGTCATTTCTGGATCACAGCAACGAAATCGCGCAGGCGGTGCGCCAGGCGATGCTCAATCTGAGCTCAATCAACGACGTGGTAAACGAACTCTGAATATGGCGGCATTTCCCAAATTGAAGACAGGAGCAGTTGCGCAGTACCCGGCTGTGCGGAATATTCGATTTCAGAACCAGACTGTGCGTTTCGTTGGCGGGCGTCAACAGCGGTATCGGGACTCGGCGGGGCCGCTTCATGGGTGGGATATCCAACTCTCCCAATTGGATGAGGGTGAGCTGGCCGCACTGGAAGATTTCTTTGTGGAATGTCAAGGGCGCTTCGGGAGTTTCGAATTTACGGATCCCTGGGACGGCCGGGTCTATTCCAGTTGTAGCCTGCTGTCAGACGACCTGGAATCAACGGGCGCAGAAGAAATGCGAAATTTGACCCGCATCAGAATCGTGGAGAATCGATAAGTGTTGATCTACCCGCAACTTTCTAGCGGAGCTCTGGCGCAGTTCCCTTTGAAGAGAAGGCATCGCAAAAGAACGCTAGTAAACGATCTTCCGGACAACACCACGATCAAGCTGCAGGACCCATGGTCTGAGATCATCGAATGGCAACTCGTATACTCCGGGCTCTCAGACGGCGAAGCGACTTCTCTCGAACAATTCTTCGAGGCCACGGAAGGTAATCTTGCTGGATTCACTTTCCTGGATCCGACAGCGAATCTGTTCGCTTGCAGTGATGATTTGGTCAATGTCGTATGGAATAAAGCTCCTTTTCTCTCACTAACAGGCGGCGTGGGAGACCCAAGTGGGGGCAGCATGGGTTGGCATCTTAGTAATTCCGGCTCCGGGCAACAAGCGATGTCGCAGACGCTCTCAGCGCCTGGCAACTACATCTATACCTTTAGCCTATACTCTCGCGGCTCTGAACGTAGTGTCATTTCTCTTAGGCTAGGCGCCAGGACTTCGTCCCGAGTATTGAGCACCGAATGGCAGAGGGTATGCCTGTCCGCTGCCGGAGAAGCCGATGCCGAAACCACGGAGTTCGGGATTGAGGTTCCGGCGGGAGCGTCCGTGGACCTCTTCGGCTTTCAAGTGGAGGCGCAACCTGCACCTTCAGCGTATAAGCCCAGCCAACAATGCGGTGTTTATGAGGGAACGACATTCAAGGACGACACACTCTCCATAATCGCCACGGACGTTCATCGCTACTCCGCAACCGTGAACCTTCTTTATGCAGTCAGTTTATGAGCTGAAGGAACAACCTGTTACCGACACGCCGCTGTTGGTCTTCGATTGCTTGTTGGTAGACGGTCGAGCAGAAAGCTGGTGTTCCCACGGCATCCAGGTGGGGGATAAGACCTACACGGCGCGCGTGCTTGATCACAGCGCGTTCGACATTCAAACCGCCTCCGACCAGGGCGTTGACGGCAGCCCCCGGATCTCGATTCTGCTCGCAAACGCCGATTCGTATTTTTCTGAAATCGAAAGATCCTGTGGCTGGAAAGGCGCCAAACTGACGGCGGGTTTTCTGTTCTATGACCTGCGAAATCGGACGCCGCTTAGCGAGATTTCCACTATTTTCCAGGGAATCTGTAATCCACCGGAAGAAATACGGGAATCGACGTTCCGGCTGACAGCCGTGAACCGAATGAATCTTCAACGGCTCTATCTTCCACCAGTACGCATCCAACGGCGATGTCCCTGGCAATTCCCTGCGACGTCGACACAACGGACTGAGGCAGTGGACGGCGGCCCGGCAGGCAAATATTCAAGGTATTACCGTTGCGGCTATTCGGCGGATGTACCCGGTGGTTGCGGGACGCTTCAAAGCGGCCAACCTTTCACCTCGTGTGGTTACACGCGCCAGGACTGCCAAGAGCGGGGGATGTTGACTAGATTCGGCGGCATCGAATTCATTCCACCGGTCATCGCTGTACGCGCCTACGGCAAAGACTGGCAGCCCTCCGCCGTGTCGATCAATCAGACCCGCTACAACGATTTTGTTCCCATGGTGTATGGAACGGCCTGGCTCAATCCACCGGTCGTCTTCGCGCGTAACGATGGCAACCTGACCCGCATGCAAGTCCTGCTTGGCATCGGGGAGATGACAAGTATTTTGAAGGTCCTGGTGAATGACGTAGAGATTCCATTGGGTGTTTCGGGAACCAATATGACCGGGACAGGCTGGTACAACCTTCCGACGCTGGGAGGCCGAGACGGCTGCTTCGATCCGAACTATCCAGACGACCATACCGATCCTTATGGAAGTATTGCTTATTTGGCGGTTGTGGTTCCCACCAGACTGAACAATGGAACGTCTCTGCCGTCTGTAAAGGTGCTCGCCCAAGGGTTAAAGGTCCCAACTTATGCAGCAGACGGTACATTACTGGGAGAGCAGTTCTCGGACAACCCATCCTGGATATTGTTGGACATTCTGCGGCGAAGCGGATGGCAAGCCTCGGAGATCGATAATTCCAGTTTTGCATCTGTAGCAGCATATTGCGACGAACGAATTCAAGCCACTGACCTATACGGCAATTCGACTGACATCCCACGGTTTGCCTGCAACCTGCTTCTGCAGTCACGTCGAAGTGGAGGGGATGTAGTGCGCGGGATTCGGAACAGCGCACGACTGTATCTCACCTATGGCCCCGGCGGTGTGCTGCAACTCAGGACAGAGAATTCAGCGGCACTGCAACAACCCACGAAACTTCCTTGCTCGAACAGCGACGAACCTTGGAACGGAGGATGGCCGAGCTACGAATTCGGCGATGGTTCTAACGGTTTCTCAGGAATTCTGCGGAGGCCGAACGGGGAGCCCAGCTTGATGTTGTGGTCGCGTAACACCGCCGACACGCCGAACCGGTTTACAGTAGAGTTCCAGGACGCGCTCAACGCTTATCAACAGGACAGCTATTCTCTTGTGAACGCGGATGACGTCGCACTATGTGGGCAGGAAATCTCAGCCAGCCTGGCCGTGTTAGGGCTTCCGCATTTCGATCAGGCTGCGCGAATTCTTAAGTTCCAACTTGACAAATCAGTTCAGGGAAACACGTACATCCAGTTTCAGACGAGCGTAAAGGCTTTGGGCATACGGCCGGGCGATCTGATCACGGTAACGTATCTTAAGGAAGGTTTCAATCGCCAGCCCTTCCGGGTTCTCAAGATTTCTCCCAGTCTGAACTATCGGACTTGTACGCTGACTGCACAACTTCACGATGATGCCTGGTATTCGGACACAAATGGACAGGTGCTATCCACGCGTGCAGTAGGCAATCAGGCCGGTCTGGGCATTGGCATTCCCAAGCCTTTACTTGGCACTGAGTTGGATAGCGAAGGCGACATTCAGTTCGGAATCGAAGAGATGTCCGTCATCGCCAGCGACGGTACGGAAGAGACGAGCGTCAAGGTCAGTTTTCTCGCGCCTCCCGTCACTGTATCCGCGGGCCCAGGCATACCCCTTCTGGGTTTCGTTACGACGGTAACAGCGGGAGGCACATTAACCGGCGATCAAATTCTATACTATGCAGTCTCCGGCGTGGACAGCACCGGCAACGAAGGACTCCTCTCGTTTCTCGTTCGAGCCCTGATCGTCCAAGATGGCGGCAGCGTGACGTTGTCCGGCCTCAGCTTCACCTCAGGAACGGCCACGTTCAACGTGTATCGGGGAAGTACGCCCACCCAATTATTCCGGATCGCCAGCGATCAACCCCTGCTCGATCAGTTCACCGATACCGGGTTTCCAAAACAACTACTTGCAACTGCCGATTCGAACTACGATCATGCTAACTTTTATTGGCGCCTCGAAGTCCAGCCGGAGACCAAAGTCACTATCCACTCACCCACAACCGTCGGAAACGGCACGCTGGCAATGTCCACCTCCTACGTCGGCTTGGTCGTGCGCATCAACCGCGGAAAAGGCTCGGGGCAGGAGCGTACAGTTCTCACCAGCGACAAAACTACGGTAACCATCGATAGGGCGTGGGATCTCGAGCCGGACGCCTCCAGTTTCTTCACCGTCGCAGAAACCGGATGGCACTTCGGAGTGCAGACCAAGACCAGCCCAGTCCAATTCGGGATCCCGAATCGAGCCGGCGAAATAGTGCAAATTACGGGTCGGGCCGCTAACGTAAACAATATCGAGTCCGAACCTCAGCTCTCGACTCTCACTCGATGGCAAATTGGTGGCGCCGGGTTTACTGACGTCGATGTCCCGACTGCACCTTTCTTTGGAATCGCGGCCGCCCAACGAGCGGGCTCAGTCGAATTGAGCGGGATTTCGTTTCCTGATCTCGACAATACGCGAACCATCTCTTCTTGTACCCTCACTCTTCACTACTGGGATGAGCTGCAAGGGACCTCCCCGCTTGTGCTGGCGCGGGCGGCTTCCATTGGCGACTCAACAATCCAACTAAGCGCACCCGGGCCCGGACAGCCCACTGCCGTGATTCAGATCGAGGGAGAGCTTATGCGCGTGGATCAAGTCACCAACGGCGGGCTACAATACCAGGTAACTCGCGCGTGGAACGACAGCCAAGCAGCCGCGCACGCAGCCACGCTTCCCGTCTGGCACCTCAGCGATACGACTGTGATTGCGCCATTCCCCTCAGAGTTCTTCGGCAGTCCCTATAGTGGCACCTGGAGTTACATCCTGAGTCTTCCGGATTCAAGGGTCGCGAGTGCGGAACTCTTTGTTACTAACCAGAGAGGCAATAGTCCAATAAGAAGCGTCTGCTTGACGGGAGTTACCACAGACAACGGCCTGCGTACCCACTCCGGGGGACAGTACTCGATTCAAGTGCAAGGATACCTCGCGATCGATCAAAATGCCGCTCCGCCAATCGTAGTGGACCAAGCTCACGCTATTCGCGACATTTTCGCGGTAGTGGGGAAAGCACCCGACTCCCAGGTGGTATTACAACTGAACGTCGATGGCGCCGCTCTGTGCCAACTTGTCATTGCGGCTGGGGGCTTTGTGTCGAATACGATAGAGGGAATCACCCTGCCGCCGCTTGCGGCCAAGGCACAACTTACTCTCCACATTTTGGCTGTTGGGATAACAAATCCCGGTGCTGATCTGACGGTTTTGGTTCGACTTTAATGGGCGAGACTCTATCAAAGTTGCGGCCGGACCGGGATCTTCAATGTTATTTCCTTCGTCCCTCGGCAATCGCGGCGTTGAGTGAGACGACCGCAAGTGGATTTACAGTCTCGGGAAGCTGGCGTCAGCAGTTCGACTGGGCGTTGGTGGAGTGGAATCGAGATAACGTGTTCGAGCATCCCGCGTTGCGAAATCTTCCGGACAGCGATTTGAGCGGGGTTCACCTTAGCTATGAGGAGACGCGCACAAACTGCATTTCCCAGGACTCGTCATGGTATCGATGCACAGATTGGCCTTACCACTACCTAAGAATCTGGGCGGGACCACGAGGAAGTGAGAAGATTTACTACGTCCCACTGCTCGACCACGCGACCCCAGCCGGAGGAAGCTATCAACCGGCCGTAGCCCGATTTACTCTGTCCGGAACAATTACTCGGGGAGATTATGTCGAACTAGCCTGGCTTGATCAGCATTTTAACGCGCAAGGCATGTCGGGCGATTCGGCGGAAGACATGATAAACCGACTGGCTTATGCTATCAATCACCCACCGCCTTCGGTAGGCGATCCTGGTGTGACAGCCTCCGTCGATGGTAAGTCTATTCTCCTGACATACACCGGTGCCCCCGGATCTAACGGCAATCGAATTGGAGTATACGGGACTGTGCACGGCGCGGGCACGGAGTCGTGGGATCCCCCCGCAAGCCTTTTTTCCGACGGGATGTCACCCGACTGCTGGAAAGTGGACTTGGATTTTGGCAGCCTGCGGGATGTGAACAATGATCCCATACCAACATCGCAAATCAGGAAAATGAGATGGACATGGGGAGCTGATGTTCAGTCCGGAGCCTTTCTGCGCAGCACATTTTCTGTTGTAGTGAGCAACTGGCGTGTTAGCGGGACAGATCTGGGCTACACGGTCCCCGGTCCGGGGAGCCGCCGAATTGAAGACGATTCGTCGGAGATCCTGTATTCTGGTGCTTGGAATGACGAACGGGGGAATTTTTCGGGCGGCTCTGTTCGCTGGACAAACGTTCCGGGATCTGAGGCGCGGTTCGCCTACACAGCCTCGAGCACTCATTCCCTCTTTCTGGGCTCACGTAGCCTAGCAGCAGGCGGCAAAATCGCTGCCGAAGTAGACGGCAAAACTCTCAGTCCGATCGATTTGCAAATGGCAGGTGAGGACGTCCTGCAGCGAATCTCGCTGGGGACGCTGGAAAGCGGTATCCACTCGGTCTTGCTTAAGTGTTCGGACACGGGCTATTTCTATTTCGATTTCCTTGAAATCGTAGTTCCAACTACCGAATTGCCGAGTCTCGAAGATACTCCAAGGAGCACATTGGCTACCGATTGGGATACTGACCACTCGCTTGCCATCGCGCCGGAAAGAACGGCGTGGCTGATTCACGAACTTGGTTTCCATGGGCGGGCTAATCACTACGCAGGAGCTCTGTGGCACTACGAGCTCTGCCAGCCGGGAATGACATACGCGAAGACAAACGTCACGTTTCAAGGCGCGCCGGCATGGGGGGATACAAGCACTTACACGCAGATCACGCTGGGGCCCACGGCCATCAAACACTGGAATCTCATCGGCGATACAGCAGAGAGTCTTGCGAAGTGCTTTGAGTTGTTGATTAATGCCGGTTCCACAGGCGTTTGGGCGCAGGCAAACGCGAGTTCGTTGACAATCAGCGCGAGGGCTCCCGGTAGCGAGGGTAACACAATCACCATTTCGGTTTCGACGACCGGTGTGGGACTCTACATCGGAGCCAGCGGTCCAGCGCTCTCCGGGGGATGCGACGGTAGTCCTGAGGGGCCGGAAGGCACCGTCTGGCGCACCGATCTTAGCGTGTCACCCAAATTGAACCGGGCTGCACAGGATTGGCACCGTAGCTTTTTTAGGGCGCTGAAGTCTTACGGTATTAATCCGACGGCTGCCTTCAGTATGGAACTTCAGCATGGGGACGATAGCCCGGCGTCGGGCATCGCACAACGCTTCCCTGACGGCACACCCGCCTGGCTGAACACGCCAGCGCTGCAAACGAATTTCGGTCCCGCAAGCACTTCCTTTTGGAAAGAAGTATATCGGGACATGGCCACCGTGATGGCTGAAGCAGGCGTCGATGTGCGTCTACAGTTCGGCGAGGTGCAATGGTGGTACTTCGCCAAAGTCTGGAACTCCGTTATCGAGAATTGGCAGGTAACCTCGGGCATGCCATTCTATGACGAATACACGAAAAACACGTTTTACACGTCATACGGCCGGGCAATGCGCACCATTTCGTGCCCTGACGCGCAGCCTACGGATTATCCGGAGGAATGCGCGTTTTTGCCCACGCTCATTGGACAGTTCACGGAAACAATCATGGGCTTTGTCCGGCAGTCCTATCCAAACGCTCAGTTTGAGGTGCTCTACCCGCCCGATGTCAACGATACCCCGTTGAACCGTTTGATCAATTTCCCCAATCAGGCGTGGACGCCCGCAACCTTGGCATGGCTTAAGACGGAAAACTTCACTTACACTGGGAATCGGAATCTGGACAAGATCCAGGAATCTATACAGTTTCCCTTCACCACTGGGTTTCCTAGGTCCCAAAGCAGCCATCTCGTTGGCATCGGCGAATACACCACACCGTGGCCAAAAGAATTCCGCTCCAGCCTTGGGGAAGAAATCGACTCCGTAGTCCTTTTTGCTCTGGACCAGTTCTGCCTCATCGGCTACGAATTGCCCTTGGATTCTGGTAGCCGGCGGTCTCTATACATGGGCGGCTAA